TCCGATTTGGGATAGTTAGAGAGCAGTCGACTCTTTTGACACCAATTTTACCTGTATGACCGGGTTCGTCCCGCTTCCATCATCGTACGCCTGGAACCCGATTGACTGAGGAATAACATCGGGGCCATTGATGTTGAGCGCTCCACTTTTAAGCTTAATCGCGGGGAGGATAAAGCTCAGCAGGTAGGGGTTCGGGCCGGCGGCCACCCCGTTCGCGTCGTTCCCGGCGCTGTCGAAGTGGGAGAAGTCCAGCTGCAGCGGCGTGGTGGTGTTGGCCTTGAACAGGTCATACAATTCCGTACGCGAGAAGAATTCAGTCGTGAGCGTCCCGGTGATCGTGGGGATCGCGTTCTCGATCGGCTCGCCCTTCAGCCCGGCGTTGCCGAGCCCGTAGCGGTCCACCTTCATCGGCGTGGACCCGGTGATCACGATGCCGGTGACCCGGGAGCTGACGGAGACGCCGGAGGCGATCGTGGTCTCACCGCTCGCGGTGCTGGCGGTCCCGCCGATCTTGAAGTTCTTCGCATCAGCGAACGAGAACAGGGCGTTCGGCGTCGGGTACGACGCGGCAGCCAGGCCCGTCGCGGTCAGCTCGGTCTGCGCGTCGCAGGTGCACTTCAGCTGGGCGATCTGGTTGTCGGAGCAGGAGAACTCCCAGTCGGTGACCTTCACCCCGGTGTAGGTGAATGGCTGGACGGTGACGCCGGAGATCTGGGGGCGGCCGACCTGCAGGGTGGAGAAGAACCCGGCCTTGCTGCCGTTGGTGTGGATCTGCTTGTAGGCGGTGCCGAGCACGACGGTCGGGGTGGTGATCGCCGAGCCGAGGGCCTGCTTCCACCACCAGCCCATGCTGTCCGCGGCGGCGGAGGCGGCGGAGCCGTCGGTGTGCTCCATCGTGATGTCGCCGTTGACGTCGAACTGCGACTGGACGGTGCGGCTGGCCCGGTTGTACGCCTGCCCGGCCTTGAGGCCCTGGCCGTCGAGGTAGTTGGGGTTGAACTGGAAGTTCTCCGAGAGGAACTCCCAGAAGCGGGTGACCGTGACGGGAGTCCCGTAGGTGGACTCCACGACGGTCCCGACCTGGCCGGACAGTCCGGATGCGTAGGTGGGCATCAGCCAGCCGCCTTCGCAGTAGTGTCGTCAGCCGCGGCCGCGGCCTTGGCGTCCTTCGCCGTGACCGGCTGCCAGGTCGCTTCCGGCCACACGATCGGCAGCGGGTTGTTCTCCGGGTCGTGGCCCGGCTGGAAGTCGGGCACGTCCACGATCTCCCCGTCGGCGACCTCACGGTCGAGCAGCGGCACGTACCTTGCGCCGCCGGAGATGTTCTTGACCTTCGACATCGCTGCCTCTCTAGCCGCCGATCCTTGACTTGAAAATCAGGTCGAACGCCACCCGGGCGATCGCTCCGCGGTCCGTGTTGTTCTGCAGCAGCGCCAGCCCCGCGATGCCCGGCATCGGGAACAGGACGTTCCCGCCGAACTGCGTGGAGTCGGCCTGCATGAGCGTCTCGACGGCCGCGACGATCCCGGTCGCTGACACGCGGACCGTCTTCAGGTCGTCGGTCCCGGCCCACGCCTCGGCGCAGCAGTGGATCGTGGTCGTCTCGTTGCGGCCGAGCCGCCCGATCGCGCCCCAGTCCTGCTGGGAGTCCGCCGCTGGCTCGGCGCCGGGGTTGTCCGGGTCGGACAGGCCCACGAATAGCTTCAGCGGCGCGTCGAGGCCGGTGATCGCCGGGCCGTCGTAGACGGTGACCGGCGGGGTGGCCGCACCGATCGTGGCGGCGTTCGTGAACAGGACCACCAGGTAGTCGATCAGCGCCGGGACCCGGCTGGTGACCGTGGCCACTAGACGTAGGCCTCGTTCATGAAGTTCATCCCGTTGAGCGACCCGTCGAGCAGCTCGGCGGCCTGGTTGGGGATGGCGAACCCGAACCCGGGCGGGGTCATCATGTCGTCGCCGATCGACGGGCGGGCCGACGGGCCGTGCTGTGTCTCCCAGAGATTCTGGAGAATGATCCTGGCCGCCACATTGAACGCCGCTGGGACCGCCGTGCCCCAGCCTGCGACGTAAGTGACGGTGACCTGCGGGAGCCACATGAAGAACGGGCCGTAGAACGGCAGGCCCAGCTTCCGGCGGATCAGCCCCGCGTTCGCGTCCAGGTCCAGCCCGGCACTGATGTCGATCGCGCCGCCCGACGCTGAGGTGATCGACGTGACGGACACCAGCGGCCGCTGGCGGACCGGGATAACCGTCTGGGAGGCCATCATCTCGGTCCGCTCGGCGGTGATCACCCGGTTGACCAGCGGGCCGCCGGTCATGCTCTCCAGGCTCGCCTGGATCGTGGCGATGTAGGCCATGATCTCGGTGTCTGACGTGGTCGTGGCCTGCGGGATGTTCAGCGCGTCTTTCGCGTCCTGCAGCGGCAGGACCGCGGTCTCGAACGGGTCATAGACGTCAAACTCGGCGGGCGGCGAGACGCCTGCGCAGGTGCCGGTCGCCGTCCACACGTACTGGTAGTGGCCCAGCGCGGCCAGGTCGGTGACCGGGATGTCCTGGTGGTAGAGGCCGGTGCCGTCGTTCGTGGGGCTGGCGTAGGTGCCGGTGGTGAGCGTGGTGCCGTCGGCCTGCGCGATCTTCACCAGCAGGGTCAGCGTGCCCGCGTTGACCAGGGCACCCGTGGCGTTCGTGACAGTCGTGGAAACCCTGACTGGCTGGCCGAGGGGATAGCGGCTCATCCGGCAGTCAGTTCCGTGATCCCCGACCCGATCGTCGCGGTCAGCGTGTCACACAGCAGCGCCGCCAGGTCCCCCGCACCAGCCGTGTTCGGGTGCACGCTGCTGGCCACCTGCACCCCGTCCGCCTGCGACGCCGCGTACGGGCCCCACACCTCACCCGCGTCGAGGAACGCGACGTGGTCGGTGGCCAGGGCCAGGGTCTTCAGCGCGAGCAGGTAGTCATCGACCTGCGGGAACCCGGGCGCGAACCCCTGGTCGCGGACCGTGCCGAGCATCAGGACGCACCAGCCGTCGGCGACAGCCTGGGCGGCGTACTGGGTCAGCCACGCCGTGTACTTCGCCTGGGTCACGCCGTTCTGGCTGGTGGTGCCGCCGCCGTTCTGGAACTGCTGGTCGTTGACGCAGAACTCCACGATGATCACGCCCGGGGTCGGGCAGAACCGGTACGTCGACCGTTCCGAGTACACCTGCAGCCCGGCTGTCTTATCGAGGGTGCCGCTGGTCTGCCCGCCGAGCAGCCGCCCGGAGACCGCGCCGTTCAGGCACACCCGGTGGACCTGCACCCCCGTGGTCGATGCGCTGTTGAGGATGAACCCGGGGATGTATGTCTGCGCGGTGGCCGGGCCGATCACCTGGAACGTCTGCCCGGCGGTCACCGCGATGCTCGTGACGATCGGCAGGTCAGTGCCTGTCAGCGCGGTCAGGGCGATGTTGCCGCCGCCGTTGATGTTGTAAAGGCCGGCGACGTCGGCGAGGTTCGACCCGGCCGCGTTGAACGCCTGATCCATGTTCCCCTGGATCACCCCGACCGACGTGACCCCCGCCGGGACGGTGAACGTGAGGGTCTGCGTGGCGCCGATAAGCCGGTAACCCTGCCCGAACGGGGTGCACGCCCACGCGTTCTGCACCGCGCCGCCCGCCACCGTGACCCGGGAATCATTGGGGAAAATGAACCCCTCACCCGGGTTGGTCAGCAGGGTCCGCGTGTGCGAGGCGAAATAGGACCGCAGCCGGGCGCAGGCGCCCTTGACGATCGCCGTCGCGTTCGTCGTGGACGTGGTGTTGTCGCTGCCGGTGCCCCACATGATCGAGTCACCCGCCACGACGACGGGGACCACCTGCTGGTCGGCGAGCGCCAGCGCGGCCCGCCACCGGCGCAGGTGCGTCGGGGCGTACAGCCGGGGGCGGGGCAGCAGCCCCGGGCCGATGCTCACCGTCCGCAGCGCCTGCACGGCCGTCACCGCGGTCGCCGGGGTGGTGGTGGTCACCTCCCCGGCCTGGGCGAGAACCTCGCAGATGAGGGTGAGCATGTCGGCCACGTTGTTCATGTCACCCGGCGGGTCGGCGGTCCCCACGGCGCGGGTGTTCGGGGGGATGACCTCGGCCATCTAGCGGGGCCCTCCTGTTCTGGTGTCGGCAGCGGTCAGGACCCCGGACACGGGTGCGCCGTAGAAAGCGGCGTACCTCGCCGGGTACTGGGAGCCGGGGGACGCCGCGGCGGCCGTGGCGGCGGTCAGGGTGCTGGCCGGGGCTGTCGCCATTCAGTCCTCCCACTCGATCGTCCAGGCTTCCTCGATGACGGCGTCAGGGAACGCCCACGCCGGCCAAGGCTCGCCCCAGGTCATCCATTCGGCGCCGGTGTCCAGCACCGCGTGGGGGGCGGGCAGGGACAGGCCGAGGATCAGCGGGCTACGCTGCCCAGCATGGGCAAGCTGTTCAGGTCCCGGCATCCTTCTGCCGCTGAGTACGCCGCCGTCTGCCGTGAGCGGGACAGCGCCGTCGAACGCCTGCGGCTCGCCCGCGAGGCATTCATCGAAGACGGCTACTTCACCCCCGATGAGATCGGTGACGACATCGCACCGCGCATCGTCGAGCGGCTGATAGCAGCGGGCCTCTGGAAGCAGCCCGAAGCTGGCCGGCCGCACGCCCGCTAGCCCGAACTCCCCAGCGGCCTCCAGCGTGGCCACGATGCTCGCTCCCGCGTGCTCGTCCCTGGCCGTGTGCCAGTAGAGGGCCAGGACGTCGGCGTCGCTCACAGCGTGGCCAGACAGGCGCAGCGAGGCGGCCAGGGCTTCCGCTGAGCAGCACGCCACCGCGCTGCCCAGGGCCAGCTGGCGGCGCGGGTGGGCCTTCGCCTTCCTCGCGTTCGCCGCCCGCGTCTTCGCGGCCTTCACCGCCGTCGCGTGCCGGGCCTGCTTCACCTTCGCGCTGACATGCACGGGCTTCTTCGCCGCGGGCTTCGCGTGCGCGGCCTTGCCGCGGCCGGGACGGTTGCCAGGCTGGGCGGCCTTCCCCGCCGCGGGTTTCGCCGGGCCCGGGACCTTCGCCTTCACGGGCTTCTTCACGGGCTCAGATCAGCATCGTCGTCTTCATGTGGCCGACCTTGACTCCAGTGCAAACATGCACCGGGATACCGGCCGCGGCGCAGCGCAGGCAGAACGTCAGGTCCTCGCCCATCAGCGCCAGCGGGCCGACGGAGGTCTCCCTGAACCACGGGGCGGCGACGTCGGTGGCGTGCTTCTCCACCGCCACCAGGGCGTCACGGTGCATCAGCAGGCACGCCGCGCCCGTCGCCGACACTCGCATGCAGGTGTCGTCCGGCCACTGCCCGTACCGGGTGAACGCCGGGCGGCCGTCCTTCTCAGTCAGCTCATACATCGTGGACAGCTTCTCGCCGCCGTCCAGGCTGAAGCACAGGCCGCCGACCACCGGCCGCGCCACCGGATCCGCCGCCTCGATCAGCCGGTCGATCGTGCCCGCGGCCAGGACCATGTCGGTGTCGCACATGAACAGCCACGGGGCGTCATAGGAGTCCAGGAACTCCCGGACCAGCTTGTTGCGGGCCGTGGAGATGTTCGGGCCCGACTCCAGCGTCAGGACCGCGTCCAGCGGCGTGGTGCCCTCCATCGCGATCGAGATCAGCGACGCGCAGAACTCGGCGCGGACCGTGCCGCCGTGCACATAGCCGATGACGGCGTGATCAGCCACCGGGCTCGGTGTTGGCTGGCCACTCCCCGCCGCCGTCATAGCCCGGGATGATGTCGAACTCCCCGAACCCCTGCGCCGAGCTCAGCAGCGCCTCCGTCTGCGCCTGCCGCGGCCCCTGCGGGTACAGGACCCCGGCACCGGCCAGGCGGCCCGCAGCGTCGAACGTGGCGGACAGGTCCGCCTGCGGGGCCTGGATGTCATACGGCGCCGGGCCCTGCCCATGCGGCGGGACCGCGGCATAGTCCGCCGGGCTCGACGGGCTGTCGCCAGGAGTGATCATGTCAGCCTCCGTAATCGCGTGGCGGATCGTAGAGGCCACCGGACGGGTCCGTGGTGCCCGTCGTGCCGACACCCGGGTCAAGGTGATTCGGCGGCAGCGTCATCATGTCCCCGATCGTGCTGCCCGGGCCGTAAGTGTCGGACTGCAGCTCAGCCTGGCGGGCCATCGCCGCCGCCACCGCGCCGTCCACGGTGCCGGACACCCTGTCATGGCCGCCCGGATCCGGGTCCCCGTGCACCTGCACGTGGCCAGCGTCACCAGCCGCGTACGGCGCCTGGATATCCCAGCCCGATGCCGGCATCTGCCCGGGCTCCTGCGGCGCGCTGTCTGCCGGAGTGATCATCATGCCCTCGCCTGCACGCACATCCTGGTGCGGGTCGCGTCCGCCGTCGCCTGCACGATGCGGAACCGGATGAACGGGGTCAGGACGGCGACCACAAGGCCCGTCGTCAGCTGCGGCGACGCCGCCAGCGCCGCGTACGTCATGTCCGTGTCCAGCGTGCTGCCGTCGAAGCTGCCCTCGATCGTCGGCGTGGTCGACCCCGTCGAGTTCGTGAACACGTACGACAGCAGCAGGTTCGTGTAACCCGTCGTGTCGAACCAGCCGGACACGATCGGCGACAGCGCCACCGTCGCCGGGGTCACGTACTCCCAGACCTTCCAGCCCGGCGGCGTCAGCGCCATCTAGGACGCCTTCCCCGCGGCAGGCTTCCCCGGCGCCGCCTTCGGCGCGTCAGCCTTCCCCGGCCCGCTTTTGCCAGGCTTGTCGTCCTCACCCAGGTCCGCCCGCTTGAACAGCGACCCGGAACCGTCCTGGTCCCGCTTCACCAGCTCATGGCTGTCCGGCAGGTACGCGCCCTTCACCACGGACATGAACGAACCGTCCTTCAGCTGCGCCGTGAACGTGTCCTGCGCCTGCTGCATCGCCTGCTCCTACGTCGCCGGGTACGCCACCAGGTAGGCGGCGAGCTTCGGGTCGATCTGCGACCCCGCGACCAGCGGGGTGGTGGACCACATCGACGCGGGGGTCTCCAGGAACGCCTGGCCCGTGATCGAGTCACGCACCGCGCCCTGCTCGACGTGGATGTCATGCCCCGCCACCGAGTCGAAGTACACGAACGGGACCAGCGCGTATCTGGCCGCCATAGTCAGCCTGCCTTCCTGATCCTGCGCAGCACCTGGGCTGCCAGCTCCGGGTAACGCCCGACGTAGAACTCCACCAGGTCTTCGGCCCGGCCGCCCCTTGGCTGCGGTACGCACCACAGCTCTAGGTTGGACGGGTCGTTATCGTCCCGGACCCGGTTCTTGTGGTGGACTTCCTCGTCCGGCCACAGGGGGCGGCCGAGGGTCTGTTCCATCACCCAGCGGTGCTCCAGGTAGCGCTGGCCGCCGACCGTGATGACCCGGTAGCCGCGGCCGTCCTTGCTGCCCTCGCCCTTGGCGGCTTTCAGGAGGCCCGCAGGACCCGGGTCAGCATGACCCAGGGCTGCGACGCGCTGGTAGTGCATTGTGCAGCGGCCCCGGGCGTAAACGGCACGTCCGCAGCCATCCACGGCACACTCCATGCCACGCTTCATCCGCAGCGGGATCAGGGCATCCCAGTCTGCGAGTCCGCGATTCTTTCTCTTGTAGTGCATCTCGCACAGGTGCGCCGCGTCAGCCTTCCGATCGCAGCC